GCGTTCTTGGCCAGTCCGCGCTTCCCGATTGGCTTGATTTGGACGGATTCCCCCTTGTTCGTCATGTTCAGACCCAGCCCTGTCATATTGAAAGTGCCGTTGCGCCCAATCCAGATGTTGCCAGGTTCCTTAATGTCGATGGCGATACTGGGGGCACAAGCTGCCACCACTGAGGGCAGTGGCTTCACCACTGTGGGGTCAAACGCAGCGACTGCGAGTACGATTGCTTCCGGCATTTTGATATGAGGCCTTCGCTCCGGTTTGGTGTGCGCCTTTGTGCTTACCACAGTGGGAAGCACTTTGGCCTTGGCCTTGCCGAAGGTGTCTGCCAGCGGCTTGGGTGGCGTTAATGGCTTGGGTGGTTGCGGCGGGGGCGGGGGCAACACACCGGGTACTTGCTTTTCAGCAGTTTTCCCGGTGTGCGCTTCACCCGAAATTGTTTTAGTGGTGGTTTCGCTCGGTCGCCGTACTTCGGCGTACTTGGTGAACATAATCTGCAAACCAAAGTCGTTTTTCGGGACTGGTTTCCAAACCATGTTGGTATCGAGGTACTCGTCCCCTTCCATCAGGATTCGGTTCGATGTTAGTGTATTCATAAATTAATCAGGTGGAAACAGGATGAAATTGCCACCAGCAGCGTGGCCGCAAGCACCATCCATCCAATGATGTTTCCGATTCTCATGCTCTTGCTGCTGGTTGAAGTTTCAGACTCTTTACGTCTGGCTTAAAATTGTGGTTGAGGTACTCAATGAGATATTTGGCGTAAGGGACGAATAACTCATGTCCCTCAAATAGGAACGTCTCCTGTCCCTTGGCCACGGCTGCGCTGTAGGCGCGCTCTAGCTCTTCCAGTTTCGCTCTGGTGAAGTTAATGGTGTTCATTGGTGAAAAAGTCCCCTCATGTGTTTGATGGCCAGAGCGATGTAGGCATGCATCCCGTAAAGGATGATGGCCCACAGTGGCATCCAGCCGATAAAGTTTAAGATGGTGTTCATTTGATGCAGGGATGTTCCTCTCTGCGACGGGCGCGGATGGCCTCGAAGTCGATGCGCTGGCCAGTGCCTTCACAGATCGAGCAGTTGTCCCGCTCCACGCCAATCTGGCAGTGGCAGGGTTCACCTGTCTTGGGCTGATAAATGGCACGAATGCGCGCCTTGAAATCCTCGGTGCTTATCGGTGGTGGTCGCTGTGCTTTGTTCGGTGTTTTCATTACCGCTTAATATATGCCAAGCGGGGTGGCATTCAAGTTATTATTTCGGAATTTCATCCGGGTTCTTTGGCTGGGGCAGTCGTTTGCGCCACCTTGCCTCGGCGGCTTCCTTGTTTAACCGTGGGCGATCAGGATGCTGGGCGCTTCTCTTGCCGCCTTTGCTTCCAATCTTTCGCAGGTAATCTTTTACTGTAGGGGTCGATGCTGTTATGATGGATGACATACCAAAGAGGTTCGCACTTGTGGCCATAATGTCAAAGAATGCTTTTTTCCGCAAAATCCGGTCGAGCCAGCGACTTTTCGCCGTGCTGGGGTGGGCGCGGCGCGGGGATGGTGTCTCCGGGGCATGTCCGGGGTGTGATGCTGGCACGACGGCAATGATGGCAGGCCTCCTGCTCCAGTCCGGTGTAAGGGCAATGTTTCATGCCGAAGCATAAAGCATGCCAACCTGCTTTGCAACAAGAAAATAAAGATAAATAAACAGGCCTTGCATTGCTTGAATCCCAAGCTGGATGGTATATTATAGGGCATGTCAATAAAGCATCAAAAACAGATTTCCAAGGATGGATTTTGCGACGAATGCGGGGGGACTGGCCGAACGGAAACGGGATGCCAGTCCTGTCCGTTTTGCCGTAATCCGTTTCAGGAATTGCTGGACATGCTCTCGGGCAAACCGAACCCAAACGATCCCCCGACACATCAGCACAAGTGCGATGGTTGCGGGTTTATTTGGGAACATGAGACCGATTGCATAAACAACACAAAAGGGCACACCTGCCGCGAATGCGGCCAGCAGCAATGGCAATGGTACACTGGCAAGGATGCCAGCGCGCCGTTTCTAACTTGCGCCGTTGCCCGATAACAAAACACAACACAGAAAGAAACACACCTTAAATTATGAGTACACCGAAAACCGTTGGAACAGAAAAAGTTTCAATATCAGACTGGGCCGAAGTTTTGCGCATTGTGCAAAGCTTGCCCGAACCGCCGCGCCGAACACTCCTGCATGGATTACCCGGTACGGGGAAAACCACTTATGCGCTTTCACTCTCTCCGGAGAGCGAGCGCATCACCTTAACTCAGGGCATGTTCCCTGACGCGCTTTATGGCAAATTCCTGTTAAAGGATGGAAGCACATTTTGGGCGAATGCGCCAGCATCACGGGCAGCAATTAAAGGCTGTCCATTGGTACTGGATGAAATTCACAAAGCGGGGGGAGAATTGACTTCCACGCTGAACGCAATTCTGGATGATCCTTCCGTATGCCGTCTCAATTTGGACAATGGCGAAACGATTACTCCGGCCAGTGGCTACAAGATCATTGCCACCATGAACGGCTCGCCAGATCAGCTTGAGGAAAGCACGCTCGACAGGTTCGACGTTGTTCTTAAATGCAACACGCCACATCCTGGTATCCTGCGCCGCTTGTCTCCTGAGAGCGCCGCCTACCTTGTTAATAAAATGGCCAATGAGCCTGACAACGATCAGTGGACGCCTTCGCAATCGCCGCGCCGGATGCTCACTTTCGAGCATCTGAGAGCGCAAGGCATGAGCGACGAATTGGCCGCTGAGTTAGTCTTTGGCGAAGGGCAAGGCAAAACCGTGTTAATGGCCATGATTGACGCACAGCGCAATGCCATGAAAGCGAGCTAATATGAGAAAACCAACACCTAAAACCGTACGCGAAGCAATACGCGCTTCTGTGCCCGATGCCAAACTGCGCAAGGCCAGAATCGTTCTCACCGAGGATGGATTCCAAGGTGGCAACATCGGCGGCTACACGCAATATGAGCGCGAACACGGCGGGGACGTTGTAAAGATCGGCGCGCCGATTGGCGATGATTCACGGGGCATCACAATCCGTGGACACGAAACACGGCACGCCACGCGCCACAAGCCACAACGGAAAAAACCCGTTACTGAGAACGAGGCCATGGCCTCACAAATTGTGGATGATGTGAACATCGAATGCTCACCGATTCCAGAAGCCAAAAGTGGCCGCGCTTATCGGCGCGCACACCTTGCAACGGCAATGCGCGATTTGCGCACCATCGTTAATCGGGGACGCAACATGCGAAGTGGCATCGAGCCGAACACGGTACAGGGCCGAAACGCCCAACTACTGGCCAGCATGCGCGTCGGCGCAATGCTTCGCCACTACGCAACAAGCGAAGTCCCGATGCCGGATGAATTGAAAGTGAAGCTTCGCGGACTCACAAAGCTGAGAAACATAATCGGCCAAAAGACTTTCACTGCACTTAGCGCGGTGCAACGTCTGGCGGTAAAGCGCACCACGCGCAACCGCGCAATTTCGATGTTGTCGAGTCTAATGGAAGTCGAATTGACTCCGGAAGAAATCGAGTTTGAGGAACGCGAAGCGCGCACCGAGGCCGAAATCCTGATGCCAGTCACCGAAGGTGGCGCGATTGAAGGTCACATGGCAATCAGAAACCTGATTCCCAAAAGTGTTCCTTGCAGCAAAGAAAAGCAAATCAGCAGACGCTTCGCGCCCGATGGTGTAATCATCAACGGTGCGCGCTTTGTGAACGCCATTGTAAGCGGACAAAGCCACGGACTGTTTGCGCGCCGAACACGCACGAAACCCGGAGGCACCATCCTGATCGACGCATCGGGGAGCATGGCCGCGAACGCGAAAAACCTGACCGCGCTTTGCGAATTGTGCCCAACCTCAACGGTGGCCTACTACTCAGGACAGGGAAGCGGGGGACGCGGGGAATTGGTCGTCTATGCGCTCAACGGCAAAAGGTACGGCAAGGAATTGCCGGAGAACAGCATCCATGGCGGTAATGCCGTGGACTTGCCAGCCATTAAGTGGATGATGCGCCTCCCGAAACCGTGGACGCTAATCAGCGATTTGGGATTCTGCGGGGGAGTACTGGGAAGCGAACAAGTTGCGCACGCTCTTGTCGAGCGATGCACGCAACGGGGCGACATGATCGTTCACAAATCACTGGATGCCGCTTATGAGGCCTTCGGTGGCAAGGGAGAACTAAAAAATGAATAAGGCATGGACAGTAAGCACACGCGAGGAAGTCATTGCCGCTCTCTGGACAATCGCCGCCTTGGTCGCCTTCAACGGTGGCCATGGCGTGATTGGTACACTGCTGGCAATCAAAGCTGCCAGTGATGTGTTGTGCGCTCTCGGAACGGCAATCTATGAGGCACACACACCGAGAAAGGAGGACAAGTAATGAAAGCATCCAAGCTAACACCGAGCGACATGGCGAACATCGACGCAAAGATTAACTCTCTGGCGCTCAAGTACAATACCGAGCCGGTAATCGCTCGCATCATTTTCTTAGACGGTTTCGTTACCGCAATGAACAAGGCGCAATCAATCGTGGAAACCCACAACGCCGAAGACAAAGCGCAAAGCGTAGCAGTCTAAAGTCCCAACGGACTTAAAGGTGACAGACCGCATCTGAATAAGGTGCGGTCTTGTTGCGTACACGCTTGGTATGACATCATCAAGTATTCAGAGAGCATTCGAGACATGAATGCAGTAGCCAGCAATGGACATCCGAAATGTACAGGGATGGTCTCTTACTATCACCTGATGAAGTGCTTACATAATAAGAGAGAGAGCGGGGAAGCATGCTTCATGGATGCACAGCTCTTGAAGGGTGGCACACCGTCATGCCATGTGCCTAAGAATGCTTTTTGTTCCTGCGGGGGGGTAGGGGGGGCTAGTTTCATAGGGAGAGCGGTTACTGTGCAGGAGAGCGCCCCGTCCATCAAAAAATATCCAATTCTGGTAAAACCGGGGTGATTTCATGTCGAGTCGGGCGGCTTAAAGGCGATTTCCTGTCTAACCCCGGGGTTCTTGGGACGGCAAGGACGCCTGATTTGAAGTCGGATCGACGGAAAGGGTGCGAAGAATGCGAAGTATCTCCAAAAGTGTTGCATTCATAGAAGCCCGGGGTTAATCAATAGTGTGCCGCATCGGGATTACACCCTCGACAAGAGCGCCATGAAGGCACTTGTCACCCTGCACGGGCCGCGGGCTGCTGCGCGGATTGCTGAATTGCCTGTTGGCACTGTTCTTAGCTGGGCACGGCGATACAAATGGAAGAAGGCTGCGTTCTCTTCGCGGCCATTGAGCACTGCTGCGCCTGCCGGGAAGAATTACGGGGAGAAGGACGCTGCCGACATGATTAAGGAGTCCTTGGAGAATTCTCGCATCAAGAGCACTCTGAACCTGGCCAAATACACTGAGCACGCCTCGGCGGAGGCGGCTAATGCGCCAAAGAAGCTGGATGTGGCGCGCAAGGTGCGGGATGTGGCTGGGGTTTACCAGATCCTTTACCCTCCGGAGGAAGGCAGCGAGCTGATTGAAGGCTCGATCCTGATTGGCGCTGCCAAGGTGACCGACAACGTTAAAGAGATCGAGGCTCATGTTGTAGAAGCTGGCGATGTACGGCAAGAACTTCCCGACCACCGATCCGCAGGCCATTGAGCTGTGGAGTTTCGGCAACGATCCTCCTCTGGGGCTGGGTCGTTACCTGCATTGCCGCAATGCCATTGACGCCATCTGGAACAAGTTCAAGGAAGACACTTTCATCTGGAACGACTGGTCTGATCTCCTGATCCGCACCTTTTGCGAGAATCACTGGGCCACCGTCACCGGCCCTGCCGCAAGCTGGAAGACCACTTCTGCCGCCATCTTCGCTCTTTGCGCTTTTTACGCCGATCCCGCCAATACTGTGGTCATCTGCACAAGTACGACTCTCGATGGGCTGAGACGTCGCGTGTGGAAGGAAATTGCCAAGTTCCATCGGCTGAGGCCGCTTTACGGTTACATGGTTCAGTCGCGCAACTGCATCAAGTACCGCAAAGGCCCGGATGAAAGCGGTGTTTTTGGGATCGCCACGGACAAGGGTGAAGTGGAAAAAGCCCTCGGCAAACTGATTGGCTTCCACGCGCCCAAGATGTTTGTCATTGTCGATGAAATGCCTTATACCCCTGAAGCCATCGTGGAGGCCTGCGTCAACCTTGAGTCCGGCGCTTCCAAGTTCCAGTTTATCGGCCTTGGGAACGCGGACGATCATCTCGATCCTCATGGACGGATGTGCGAACCCAAGCGTGGCTGGGATTCGGTTGACGTGGAAACCGAATCGTGGGAAACCCGCCGCGGCATTTGCATTCACTTGGACGGCCTCAAAAGCCCAAGTATTCGATCCAAGCACCTTTACCCGGGGTTGATTAACCAGTCCGACATCGACACCACCACCAAGATTTATGGGGTCGATTCCCCGCAGTTCTGGCAGATGCGCCGTGGCTTCTGGGCACCGGAAGGCATTCAGAAGACCGTCCTCTCCATGCCCATGATTACCCGCAGCAGTGCCATGGACTCCTGCTTCTTCGACCAGGAAGCCATCAATGTGGCCGGCCTCGATCCGGCCTTTGAAGGTGAAGACCGCTGCGTACTGCGCTTCGGGCGCTGCGGGAAAGTGAACGGCAAAATGACACTTCTTTTTACCGACCGCCTTTTCGTAACTCCTCGGGTCAAGCCCGACGATCCCATTCACTACCAGATTGTACGGCAGGTGAAGGAAGCCTGCAAGCAGCGCGGCGTGCAGCCCTACTACTTTGGCCTCGACTCAACCGGCGAAGGCGGCGGGCTGGCTTCCATCTTCCATCGGGAATGGAGCCGTGAAATCCTGTGTGTGGAATTCGGTGGAAGGCCAACCAGGCAACCAGTCAGCGATACCAATCCCAAACGCGCCGATGAAGAATACGACCGCAGAGTGACCGAGCTGTGGTTTCAGTTCCGGCTGTTACTTCTCAACGAGCAGATCCGCGGACTGGATGAGGATTCCGCCGTCGAGTTCTGCCGCCGCTGGTGGTCGATGCGCGGCCAGTACATCGTGCTGGAAACCAAGGCCAAGATGAAAGATCGCACCCGCAAGTCGCCCGACCTGGCCGATGCCGACGTAGTGACGGCGCAGACCTGCGCGGCCCGCTGCGGCCTTTCGCCCAAGAGCCAGTCCTTCACTGAGGAACGCCCCGATTCACCCTGGAAACGTTTCCTGAAGAAGCGCAACCTTTTAAGCGAATATGCCGGATCAAGATTTTAAGCAGGCCCAGGCTTTCAAGCAGGAGATCGACAAGGTGGTGGATCGCTTCTCGAAGGAATTCGATTTGTCGGTGGCGGAAGCACTGGGAGTCCTGATACTGGTGATTTTCGATCTGTGCCGCTATACCGAAACCAACATCGACCAGAAATAATGCTCTCACTAATCAATGAATGGGGCGATTGCCCGCCTAACGGGTATCGCTACATGTTTCCCGACGACGGCTACGTGGTTCACGCCTGGACTTACGTGGACTGGGTGGCTGCCGCCAAGCAGCATCTCTTCACTAATAACAAACCTGTCCCAGACACACTGGAACAGGACATGCAGCACCAGCTTTGCCTGGGATTGCCCATCGGGTTCTGCCGCTACGATGACGATAACCGGCCACGGCCCAACATGTGGTTAAGCTGGAACGATGTCGCGGAAGGACTCAAAACTTTCGCTCGCTGGGTGGCAGGGGGATGCGAATATGCACCGCAGGCTGAGGCAGAAAGGCGGGCACAGGTATGCTCGCGCTGCTACCTCAATGTCAACGTTGAAGGTTGCTCGGCCTGCTACAAGGCAGTCCTCGAAATCACGGGGGAGAAGCGTACAAAAGCCGATAACACCCTGCGCACTTGCGCTGTATGTAAGTGTTTCCTTAAAGCGAAGGTGCATTTTCCGATTTCCATTCTTGACACAGAGAACTCCGGGGTGCAACAGATGTACCCGTCCCACTGCTGGCTGAACAAGGAAAGCGAGAATTACCGTGGCTGACCCACGTTCCAATGTAGCGCCTCCCATCAAACCCTGGTGGGAAACGCTGGACGAAGATCCCTGGTACGCCACGGCGGGGAAAGCCGTGCTGGGTGAGCGGGAATACAACGACCTGGCCCGCTCGCGCATCATGCATGGCGACATGGGCGCGTTGCAGGGCGCAGTCTTTGGAACAAGCCCGGGGAATTTCCAGCGCGATGTTTTGCCCATCATTTCCACCCTGGCACCGCTTCTTTTCATGGGGAAAGGCGGCGGCGAGGGTGCGGCACTGGAAGGAATGCGCCCAGAAATGCCCGTCTCCCCGGAAGAAATGCTGCCGCCGGAAACAAAGACGCTGCTGGACAAGGTGCGCTCCTATGAGCCTCCGCCGCAACCGCCTTCTCAACCACCTCCCAGCTCGCAATTTTTCTTCAGCGGCGATCCTTTCACCCCGCCGCAATACGTTCCGCCACCCATTCAGAGCAGCCGTCCGCCCGGGGTAAACCTGTTCGATTATGAGGCGCTTCCCTACGCCGAAGCTCCTTACCCCAGAGGAAAGCTAACCGGCAAAGACATCGAACTGCCGCCCCCGCCGACTCCTGCAACGCATGAGCAGGTCGGGCCGGTGGACTGGAACTGGTATTCTCCCCAGAAACCGCCTCCGGGAAAACCCAAAGACCTCTGGCAGGGCATGAGTTACCCGGACTGGGCACCGCCGCCGCCTCCGCCGCCTTACCTTTCTGACGCTCATCTGCCGCTGATGGACGTTTTTCGGGACATTGAAGACCCTGATGTCGAGAATCTTTACCGGCAGATGGCTAACAAGGGAGATATTTATGCGTGACTTTTACCCTTCTCAGGAGCAAAACAGATAACAGGGACGCCATGCCGGACATCAAATCCACCCAGGTAAAGTTGCTTTTCCGGATCGACATCGGATTCGATGCGCAGCGGGGCTATGCCGCGGCAGTGCTGGATATTCAGCACGAAAGACAGAAAGGGATCCGGGGCAATTCGCCGGAGCAACTGATCTCCCGGATGCGCAACGTGCTCTTGGAAGAGTTCCATAAGCAGAGAAATTTCCCGCTGGAAAGCGAACCAGGCGGCAACCATTCACCCATCATCATGCCGGATTCCGGCGACCCGCTCTTTGGAGCAACATGACTTATGGAAAACGAACCAACAGCCCAGATCGAAATGCCGCGATACCAGTGCCACAAGAAAGTTCACGCGCTGAAAATCGCCCATTTCCAGAAGAATCCCGATGACAGCGGAGTCATCACACCGGCAGAGCAGGGTTACGCCTCTTTCCCGGTGTCGCCGGAGTACGTAACCAAACACAACCCCGTGGAAGGCGGTTATTACGTGGTCTATGACGACGGCTACAAATCGTTTTCCCCGGCCAAGGCGTTTGAAGAAGGGTACACAAAATTGTGAAAGTAATAACACGCGGCCATAGATACGAACTCAGTAACTTCGAGCATCCCAACAACGTTCAGTTGTTACAGTTCATCGAGAAATACCCCAATCCCGACGATCCGGAAAAACTCCTGACCGCCCATGACGGCACTACCAACGAGGAAGTGCTGGCGGTCTTGATCTGCCGGATAAGTTTCCTGCAAAAGAAGTTTCCCTGCCGGGAAAACGCCATCGTCATCACCAAGCTGGAGGAATGCCTGATGTGGCTTAACAAGCGCACCAACGACCGGAAGGCACGCGGAGTGGAAGGAAAACAAATAGCATAACATGCGAACCCGTTCCGATCCTGATCGCGGTGTGTTTGGCGGCGACCGCCGCCTGCTAGACCGCGGCATCGGCTATAACCGGGGCGGAGACAGGGCGCTCAACGACCGGGGGTTTCATCCGCATGGCGGCAGCGGCCCAGCGCCCATCGTGCCGCTTACCCCGGATCAGGTAGCCGGTATGTTTTTCTGGATGAAAGCCGATGCCTACTCTTTTCCTGACGGATGGAATCCCAACAGCATCGTGGAGTCGGGGCCACAAGGGTTGACCCTGAACCTTGGAGGGTCGGGGCGGCCAACGTTTTTCAACAACCAGGTAAACGGCAAACCTGTTTTCGGATTCACTCAAGGTTACATGGGATCAGCCAACCCGGTTTCACTGTCGCAGCCGGATACCATCTTTGTGATAGCAGCCCGGGCTGGTTTCGGGACTCCAACTGCCATGATAGACACCTACAACCCTGGGGCGCGGCAGTTGATGTATTTCGATAGCACCGACCACTTTGGCACTGCTACCTCCACCACAGGATTAGTTTCTCCCGTGGCCACCAGCACCTCGGAGTACAACGTTTACTGCGCCGTGTTCAATGGCACTTCCGGTAAAATCTACCGCGATGCCATCCTGCGCAACAGCGGTGACTCCGGAACAGACGCTTTTAATAACAACATTGTCATCGGCATGCTGGGCGATCTAACTTCCTGGCCGTTCAACGGCGGGATTGCCGAGGTGGTCATGTATAATAGTGCGCTTGCTTTTGACAAGATCCAGGGTCTTCAGGCCGGATGGGCGGCCAAATACGGAGTCCCAGCGCCATGACCGATACCTACGGACAACGGCTGGCCACGCTCGATCCCGAGACCGGGAAACGGCCTACTTCCAGGATTGGCAACGCCGGTAACGCCCGCTCGCTGGTGCAGCGCCTCAAACATGAAGATGACGAGCGCATGTACCGTTACACCACCATTCAGGGACTCATGGATGGCAACCCGCCCTGGAATTCCCAAAAGCTGATCGACATCGGGCAGGGACACCGGGCCAATTTCAACCTTCGTGAGTCGGAGGGTATCGTAGAGGCGGCCAAGACGCCTTACTACGACCTGGTATTTGAAGTGCCCAGCTTTGCCCAGATCGAGTTCGACACCGCCGGTCAGGAATCATGGATGGTCGATCAGTGGAACGGCTGGATCACCGAGGAATACACCGATGTGCTTTCAGCCTGGGACGGCTTCGACATCCAGATGCAGCTTCACCAGTGGCAGATGATCGTCAACGGCACCGGGCCGCTCTTCTGGCCGCATTACCTGGGCTGGCATTCCGAAGCCACCAAGGCCCGCAAAGTCCTTGTCCCCATCGAGACCAAGGCCAACGTGGATGAGCTGGAAATGTGCGTCGTCCTGCATTCCTACCGGGCCGATGAGCTGGATTCGTTTCTGGACAAGGGAGCTACTGACGACCCAGCCGGGGAAGGATGGAACCGCCCTCTTTGCAAACAGGCCATCATCGACTGCTCCATGCGCGAAATGCGCACCACCTGGGGAATGGAAAACTACGACCTCTACCAGCGCGCCATCCGCACAGGCGATCTCTTCTACGGGATTCATCGCAGCGACCGAATCTATGTGGCCAGCATTTTTGTTAAGGAATTTGGCGGGAAAATCTCCCACTACATCATCACCGACAGCCCCATCAATCAGGATCAGCCCTATGACTCGTTAGCCGAGGAAACCGGTTACATTTTCAAGCGCCGCAACAAGTACGACTCTTTCGCGCAGGTGCTTTGCCCCTTCTTCTTCGACACCGGGCCGGACGGCACCTGGCATTCGGTGAAGGGCTTGGGGCCGAAGATCTATGACTACTGCGACATATCGAACCGAACCTTCTGCCAGATGCTTGATGGCGCGGTCATTGGCTCTGGTATTACGCTGGAAACTCAGGACTCCAATTCCCTGGAGGAAACCCAAATATCACTGGTCGGAGGCGCTTCGGTGGTCGCCCCTGGATACAAGGTTGCCCAAACCCGAATCGCTGAAGCACTTGAAGGAGCACTGGCCATCCGGCGCGAGTTGCACGGAACTCTCCAGCAAAACACCGGCTCTTACCGGCAGCGCAGCGATGAATCGCGGCCCGAACCGACTCTCGGGCAGGCCCAGATCATTTCGCAGCAGCAGGGCACGCTGACCAAGGGCGCAACCAATCGCTACTACAATAATCTGGACAAATGGCATCGGGAAACCCTCCGCCGCCTCCTTGATCCGGCCCAGAACGAAACCATTCCCGGTGGGCTGGAAGCCATGAAGTTCAAGGCCCGCTGCATCATACGCGGAATTCCTGCCCAGATTCTCGATTTCCGGAACATCAAAAGGGTCGTTTCCACCCGCTCCATCGGCTACGGTTCGCCCCAACTGCGCGATGTCGCCACCACGCAACTGGTGCAACTGATTCCCTACATGAACGAAGTGGGCCGTAATCACGCCCTTCGCGCACGGGTGGCGTCACTCCCCGGGGTGGGCATGTACTCGGTCGATTCCTACTTTCAGCCCATTGAGAAAAGCGGCGTCCCTGACGCGCACGCGGCGCTGGCCGTCCTGGAAAATAACGCGCTGCGGACGCAGGGCGGACGCGCACTGGTGGAACCGCAGCAGAATCACTCCATCCATTTCGATGTTCACATGCAGGACGTCATGCAGCATGTCGCTCCGCAAATGGCTCAGATGATGCAGCAGCAGGGACAGGGCGGCGGTCAAGGCGGCCCGCCGCCGTCGGGCGCGATGGGAGGAGTTGGTGCGATGGGAGGGCCGCCCATTCAGACGCTTCCTGCCGGGCAGTTGCCGCTTCCTCCGCCAAGCGGGCAAACGCCAATCGGATATGCGCAGGGCGGCGTAGTGGCGGGAGGAAATGGCAGCAACGGCAGCAACGGCGCTGGCCCGATGGATCCGGCGGACATGACTTCCAAATTGATCCACATGGAACAAGCCGGGCCGCACATGGCGCAGCATCTCGCCGCGCTGCAAGGCGATCCAACCCGCCAGATGGAGGTCAAACAAAAGCAGAAACAACTCGATATGGTCGGGAAGATTTCCGATCAGTTGCACCAGCAGTTGACCGAGCACCTTGGCGCGATGGCCCAGCAGCCGCCACCGGGAGAGCCGCAGCCTCCCGATCCAGCGATGGTCAAAGTGATGGGCGACCTTCAGCTTAAAGGCCAGAAACAGCAGCATGAGTTCGGGCTGAAGGAACGCAAGGCCGCGCATTCGGAATCCCTTTCGGACAAGAAAACCGGCACCGGCATCCAGCGGGAAACCCTCAAGGCGCAGACCCAGATCCAGCGTGAAGACGCCAAGGCCAAGACCGCCATTGCCCGTGAAGGCGCTAAGACCAGGACGTCGATCCAGCGCGAGACTGCCAAGACCGCCACGGCCATACGCAACCAGAACGCGCTTGCGGCTGCCGCGGCCAGGCGTAAACAGGAAGGAGAGCAGTCATCACAGTAGAAGAATTCAGGAGGCACAAGTACCTGCCTAGCCAATGGGCCAAAGAACTACAGACAAACGGCATCCTGCGACTGGTCATGTCGCTCATGGAAGAAAACCACCCCGCCCGCTTTGCCCTGAACGGCGACAAGAACGAAGATGTATCGCCCACCCGTGCAGCCATCGAATTGGGCGTTACCCGTGGCTATTCTAAATATGGCGACACTCTTAAACTTCTGTCCAAAGCGAAGATGGTCGCTCCTGACCCCGGGCCGTCCACTTACGAAGCACCGCCAAAACACGAAATAGCGCACTAAATAATTATGCCCGAACCGCAAATCGTACCGCCAACTCCAACTGTCACCCAGCCTGCCAACGAACCTGGGATCGTAGCTCCTCCCGCGGGCGTGGATAATTCCCCGGGGATAGATCGGATCCAATCGTTGTTCGATGCGGTGCTGCCGCCATCGCCTGCCGAAAAGGAAGCAGCGAAGCCGCCTGCGCCGCATGCGCCGCCAACGACGCAGCCAAGGCGGGAAACCGAGCCGCCTCCTCCCGTGACGGAACCGCAAAAGCCGCCGACGGAAAAACCTGCCGCTCCAGTGGAGCACAAGATTCCTTCCTTCCTGGAAGAGGCACTGAGAACCGAGAAACCTCCAGCAGCAGCCAGGGCAGAGGAAATTGAAACCGAGTGGGCCGACGATCTTCCGCCGGAGCAGAAACAGAGCCGGATCAAGGGGCTTCGTGACGCCTACAAAAGGGTGAAGGACGAACTGGCCACTGTCAGGAATCGTCAGCCCGATCAACCCAACCTGGAGCGGATGAATTTCCTGGAAGCGCAAAACAAACAGATGTCCGAAGTGCTCTCGCGTGTGGGCGTCGAACATTCACCCGATTTCCAGCAGAGCATCATGCAGCCGCTGTATGCCAACTGGCATGAAGCCACCCGCATCGTGAAAGAGGCCGGAGGAAACCCGGAAGATCTGCGCGCCGCCATGTCGATGAGTGGCCGCGCCCAGTTTGAGGCGCTGGACAATCTCTTTGCCGACATCCCCGAGAGCGCCAAGGCCGAAGCGCATGACGCGCTGCGCAATTACCGGCGCTACGATGAAGCGCGGCGGGCCGCCATCGCGGATGCGCCTCGCACACTGGAAACCTTGAAGCAGCGGGAAAATCAGCGGCAGTACCAGGAGCTGGGAAAAGCCCGCAACGACATGAAAGACATGTTCGACCGGGCGCTTTCCACTCTAAGGGACGAGGCCAAGGTGGAAGTTTTCCTTAAAACCAACGATCCGGAGACCAAATGGTGGAACGAGCAGGGAGACAACGTGATCGACCAGGCGCGCAGCCTGTTTTTGGAGAATACCGACCTGAACAAGGTGGCGTATGCCTGCCTTCTGGCACCGGCGGCGGACGCTTATCGCAACCTTTTTATGAAGGCCCAGAAGCAGGTGGCCGAATTAAAGCAGGTAATCAAGGAAAAAGGCTGGCAGGAACCAACCTTGAGCGAAAGCAGCGGGAATGCCTCTCACCTGACCAGTGAAAGCCAGCTACAGGCCGACCTGAAACGGCCTTTTAACGAGGTGTTCCTGCGGGAATTTCACAGAAACCAACAGAGAGGGAGGTAAAACATGCCAGCAGAAAAGAAAAAGTTCCTGCAAGGGGCGATCAACCCGAAACACGCCGGTTATTGCACTCCCATGTCGAAATCGACATGCACCCCGGCCCGTAAAGCACTGGCCAGAAGGTTCAAACCAGGCGGCGATCTCTACAGCGGAAAGAAAAAGCGATGATCCAGCTAAAAGACGGCCTCTACATCGTGAATCACGCCAACGTCACCGCTGGATTCGTGGTTCGGGAGGGCAAAGTGACAGTATGCGCCCCCGTGCTGCGCAAAAACATTGATTTCTTTGCGCGCAAGGCCAAATGGGTGGCCACAGACGTAACTCTGCCGCCTCCGGTTCTGAAAGAAGCTATTTCTTAGACGAATGGTGCGCCGGGGAGTGTTTCTTGTCGTCCTTGGCGGCTTTTTCGTCCTTGGCGGGGTTGTGAACGTGCGGAGCTGCGTCGGCAAAGGCTTTGGCCTGTTCTCCCGTCACCGTGGACTGATTAACATCGACGGTTTCCGGTTTGGGGGCGCGTAAACCCTCTTCGATGTCGCGTTCCACGCGCTCATCCTTCTGATCCGGGGTTTCCTGAAGGATGTCGCTGCGTGTTGGTGATGTTCCTGGCGGAATGTTGTGCTCTTTTTCGTAGGAGGTTGGATTCATATCCCCGAATCGTGCCTGTTAAAAGTTTCGGCTGCAAGAAGAAATTTCTTGACAGTTTCCCCGGGGTAAGAGATTTCCTTATCTCAGGATCGTAAAGCGGAGTCATCCACCGCAGGGCTTGATGTTAGTCGAGGAATAGTCCCGTTCTCAAGCAGTACGCGGCTGAATACCGGAAGCCAGCCACCCGGAAGAGGCTCTGTGCCTCGCCGCGACAGGTGAGGGCATCACCGGGCCGTTACTGTTTGAGTTACAGAAAGGATT